AATAAGCTCCATCCGCGTAATTTACTCGTTCGATAATTTTATTCATTTGTTCTATATAAGTTGTCCATATACTAAAATTATATGAAACATTTACATAGTCTGGAAACGTAACATTAAAGTACTCACGTACCGGTAAAGTACCTATTTGAGTACTTAAATTGTCGTATCTATTTTCTTGTGAATATTTTTTTTCAAGTGGGTAAAATAAATTAGGATTGTTAGCATCTAACTTATCTTGCGGTATCATTTCATTCATCGTAATCTCATTACGTTTAAAAACAATTACTGGTGTTATAATTTGTCTTTTTTTATCTCTGAGATAACCATCTCTTAATATTGATTTCCACCTTTCAACCGAACCATATAAAACTGGTACAGGTATATTTTCTCCGTTATCCTCTACAGATGGCTTTATGACCTCATCAAAATAATAAAATATAGCAGAATCTATATCTTTTAATGTAACAGATATATTTTTATTTTTGTCTTTTGATTTAGAGTATTGATAACCTCTGTTTTCAACTCTTTGTTTTCTTGGTAAAGGTTTTGTTGACATTATACACTTCTCACTCTTTCAATGTTTAGATGAGATATTCTATTCAAGAATGCATTGGCTACAACAGAATGATTATATGAGGTTTGACCACCAACTAATTGGTTTTCATTTACTGAAGATATTTCCCAATAACCACTATTCCACTCCACAATGTCACCTATTTCTACAACGTAACTTATATCTACTAAAGATTGTCTTACAAAAGAAAACACTACGTTTTGTTGTAGGTCAGGGCCAAATTCATCTGTAGTTGTGGTTTGGTCTTCTGCATCAATAATACATACGACTTGTACACCAGGTTTAAATACCTTACCTTGTGAAGTCTCACCATACATATTTACTTCTGTATCTTGAGCTGATATTTTATAGATGATAACTTCTTGGTTTATTATACCGTCTTTACTTGTAAATAAATCACCGACTAACTCTTTATTAAACTTATCAATAGTATCAATATCAAGTTGTGGATAATAACGACTTGCCATAATTTTATCCTATATAGATTGGGTACGGAACTTTTTGTAATTTTTCTTGTAAAAACTCAGCTTCATCTTTATCAGCTTCAAGTAAAGCTTTTCTACTTGTCTGTTCTAACATTTCTCTGAGTTGTGTTACAAGAACTTCTTTTTCAGTAGCTGCTTCAGCTCGTAATGTGTCTCCATCTAATGTAGTATCAGAATTTGGTATTGGAATACTACCATACTTAGAACGTATCATACCTAATAATTCTTTACATAAAGCTAAAGCGTATTTTCTAATCCATTGTTTACCGACATCGTTAATATGTTTATATTCCATATTATCATATTGAGCGTTAGAGAAATCAGATACTACATCAGCGGAACCACTATATTCTGTTTGTAGTGGGTCATCTCTATCACTTGTTACAACGTAATCAAAATAAACTGTTCTATTTGACTCTGGATTTGGAAAAACTCTTAATTTATTATTTGTTAATGTAAATGAATACGCAGACTTTCTAATTGAGTCATTTAATTCTATAGCTTGAACTCGTAATAAATCTTCAAATAACGGCATCATTGTAAAAGATACTGCTGGTGAATAATCACCAAATCCAAACCCTTCAACCATATTTATAGTACCATATCCAGTTGTAGCGTATGGGTCAAAGAATCTTTGCATTGCTGGTGTAGATTCATAATATACTCTTTTGACTTCGATAGCTTTACCACTTTCTGAAACTTCGGCATATAACGAGTTTAAATCATATTCTTGACTACCACTAACAACAGATATTGAACCTTTCTTTATATCTACGTCACCACCAACACCAGCTTCTGTACCATATTGTTTAGACAATTTTATTGTCTCACCTATTGTTCTTGCTATTCTTTTGTGGGTAAAGTTAGAACTTGTTGGTTGACCCCTTAAACTCAATAGGTTATCTTTTATATTAAATTGATTTACTTGAGCTGAGTATTCTGAAATTGATTCTTCATAACATGCATAAAATGAACCAGATTGTAACTCTACAGACATGATGGGATAACCTAGTCTTCTAGCTGCCCAATCTGCAAATTTATCAACCGAGTTATTACTTGAACCTGAAAACTCTGTATCTGTATCGTAAAAACCATATGGTGTTTGACCAGTTGAGAATGTACTATTACCGTCCCAAATAGGTTGTTGAGCCATTATATTCTCCTAAAAAATGTTCTTATTCACTAATAAATATAACAATCATAAATAAATAAAAAAAAAGGGGAGACCGAAATCTCCCCCTTTAAGTTTGAGGTGATGAACACCTCTATGACAACTAAGTTTAAGTTAATTAAACTTTGTCAATGTCTGCTACGACAACTTTACCGTAGAATTCAGGTCTGACAATCTCTTTAGCGTATCTTGTCATAACACCTTTTCTTGGGGTGAAGTTAGTTGGGTCGTATACAAGAGGTGTCATTATCAACGGTACATAAGGAGCATACACAGCACCAGTTTCTAGGAAGTTACTTCCACGGAAACCAACGAGAACGGTGTTCTCAAACTGGTATGGGTTCTTATATACGGTAAAGCGGTTATTTAATAAACCAGCTTTCTGTACGCCCATTGCGTACTGATTATTAGATGCATCACCATCAGAAGTTGTTGCGTATCCAGGAATTGATTCAAGGACTGTTGCAACTTCAGGAGAAACTACGATAAAGTTAGCTCCACCTCTAAGTGTTTTCTGATGAATTGCGTTGGAAACAGACTGTATCTTGTTACCAAGAGTCTGGAACCATTCACCTTTTGTGTAAGCGTTTGAGTTAGCAGAAGTTTCTTCGAAAGCTGTACCTGCATTGTTTAACTCAAATCCTACTTTAGCTGACCATTTTTCTGTCTTAGCGATAGCATTAAGACGAAGCATGTCAAGGATTTCTAAATCGATTTCCATTGAAACGTACTCACTTAATAGTGAAGTAAGTTCTGCTTCAGCATCAACTGAATGGTATGCATTTAAGTCTTGTGCTAACTCAGGTGTCCATACTGCTTTCAACTTACGTGTTTTAGCGACTATAGGAATAGAACGCATTGCGATATCAATCTGTGGAATACCAATATCAGTTGCTGTTGGTTCAGTCACAGATGAATCTTCAAAGTCACCACGTGTTGTGTCAGTTGGTTGCTTATGATAAAGAACAGAAACGTGAGTTGCTGCAGAACCTTCATCAATAATGAAACGAATAGATGTTGGTGCAACTTCTTGGTCGCTTGCGTTAAGTACTTTTGTGTACGCAGGATAGTAAGCTGTTAAAGCTGCTGAACCAGTTGGTTTAAAAGCTCTAACACCCTCTAAATCTGGGTTATCAAAAGCGGTTATTGGGATGTCACAATGTTTTAAGTTACTTAATGAACTAGACAAGTCTGGTTCAAAGTCAACCATTGCCCAAGTAGCAGAACCTGTAGTACCTGCAGTACCTGTAGCGTGACGGGTTGATGTATGTTCATTGATTGAATATCCGAATCTTCCTGCTCCGTAAAGACCTTGTGTTGGGTCACCAGAACCAGAAGTTACACCAAATACTTGTTCAGTCGCACCAAAACCAGGCTGAGCTGTACCGTATTTGAAGTCAAGGTAAAATATAAGACCGGAAGGTAGGTTCATTGGCTGAACAGAAACGAATTCCTGAGCTGCTAACTCACCGAAGATTTTACGAACGAGAGGAAGGGCTACACCACTCCACTCTTCAGAATTAGCTGATGTACCAGTTGAACTAGCTTCATCAATTAATTGACGTGCTTGGTTCTCAAGTAATACTGCCATTCCCTGAACTTTTTGTTCTTCGTTCAAACCCTCTAACAAACCGGTAGATTCCCACTTCTTGACTAGACCGCGGGTTTCTTCTTGACGTTGACGGTAAGGATTGTATCCATCCATCAACTTCTCGATTGTTCCAAGATTTTTCATTTTAGACATTTTAATATCTCCTAAATAATCCCAGCTAACTTCTTAAAGCGATTTCTGATTACTTCACCTTCAGAAAGAATTTCTTCTTGTTTCTCTGATTTTGTTGAAGCAACAGCTTTAGAAGCTGAGCCTTTGGATTCTTTGATTTCTTTTTTCTCTACTTTCGTTCCGAAAGATTCAGCTAAAGTGGAATAAACCAATTTAACTTCACGAAGATTTGCTGCTCTGTCGAATGTCTCAACAACTTTCATCTTCTGGTCGTTTGATAAACCAAAAGCTCTGAATAGTTTGTTTGTGAACAACAACTTAGCGTTTAACAAATTAACTTCGTTTAACTTAGAACGTAAGTACTTTACTACATTGCGATGCTCTTCAAGGTCTGATTTAAGATTAGAAACTTCATCGACATCTTTAGGTTCTTCTTCGTCATCTTCTTCCGTTAATGCTTTAAGAACTTCTTCAAGGTCAATATCTTCTTCTACTTCTTCTTTATCTTCACCTTCAGCAACAGCTTCGTCTTCAACAGTTTCTTCAACTTCATCAACTGACTCGGTGTGTTTCGCTTTATCAGCGTTACCGATATCTGTTGAATCACCCGCTTCTTTGTCGACTTTATTGTCAGCTTTACCGATTTCAGAGGAAACGTCATTTTCGTCAATTTCATCTTCATCTTCTTCAGCTTCTTCTTCTAGCTCTTTTAAGATTTCGTCTAGGTCGAGGTCTTCATCCATCTCATCTTCGTCTTCGTCTTTCATTCTTTCCTCAACTTCATCTTCGTCTTCGTCTTTCATTCTTTCTTCGACTTCGTCCTCATCTTCATCATGCATTCTTTCTTCGACTTCATCTTCGTCTTCATCATGCATTCTTTCTTCGACTTCGTCTTCTTCTTCATCATGCATAGCTTCATCTTTAGAATCTTCATCAGATGGGTCTTCATCTTGAGCTTTTAATCTCATTTCTTCGACTTCATCTTCGTCTTCATCTTTCATTCTCTCATCGACTTCTTCTTCATCTTCGTGTTCACCTTCTTCAACTTCTATTTCAGATTGAATCTTCTTAGAAAGCATAGACTGTAAACGTGGAGTGAAAGCTTCTTCTAAAGCGATTTTAGCATTTTCAAGAGCTGTTTCACGAACTGCTTTTGCATCAGCAATGGCTTCTTTTAATAAATTATCCATTACTTATCTCCATAATTGGACATTAATATAGTTATTTGGAACTATAATAGAATTACTTCTTGATTACACTACAAGATGAACGGATTGTTCGTAGTGTATTTATTTTTGTATATATAAATATACAGAAATATAAAAAAGAGTTAGTTTTCCGATAATTTTCTTCGTCTTAACAGAGACTTAGCTCTTTTTTCTCTTTTAACTGCGGAGGGTTTAGTGTAAAACTCTCTGTCTTTTAATTCTAAAAATAACTTTGTTTCTTTTACTTGTTTCTTTAATTGTCTTAAAGCTTTTTCTATGTTACCTTTACGAACCTTTATTTCTATCAAATTAACCTCTACTTAATCTTTTTCGTTTTTTGCTTTGTAGTTTTTGTCTACATAGTTAAAGAATGCTTTTTTCTTATCGTCATCTTTTAATTCATCTGGTGAAGAGATACCAAATTTTTTCATAGCTTTCTGAAAAAACTCCTCATATTCACCCTCTTTAATTTCATACTCTATCTTACTATCAACTTCTTTTTCTGGTGTCATATCATCATCAGTATCGTGACCATAAACGTGTGCTTCACCCATGTCATAATATCTATTTAAAATATTACCCATGTCCTCATAAAGAGCTCCCATTCTCTCTTGTAAAGATTTAGCTTCACCTGAGATTTTAGAAAATTGTTTAGATAAGTTAGTTAATTCTTTCATATTACGATTTACAGTAATCTTATCAAACCAATCTTCGGTCTCACTTAACGTATGACCTTTAGCTTGATTAGCAATCCAACTTAATTTTTCTGATATCTGAGTAATATTGGATTTACCAAAAATAGTTTCACCTAATTTGTTAAAATTTGAAATTTCTTTTGTAAGCCCTTTTACATCAATTTCGTTTTCATTGACATCACCATACTTCTCTTTTACAATATTTGACAAACTCATGTTTGTGTGAAATGGTTTAGCTGTTACCACACCACCAATAGTAGATGAAAAGTTTTCATTCATTAAATCTTTCATTTTAATTTTTTTAGCCATTTTATATCTCCAATATTATATAAATATTTAGTTTCTGAGTTTTCCACGTTTCATATATCTACGAAAACCACTTCTAACTCTACTCCACAGAGTTCTCATTAATTCTCTTTGTCCAGTACCAGTGTCTTTAACTGGTCCACTTACTATCGCTCGTTGTAAATCAAATGCATCATACTTACCACTCTTAACACCATCCATCATCATCTTAATAGTTTGTGATGAAGCTTTACCAATAATCTTTCCCATTTTGATAACATCTTTTTCTACCATATTTTGGGCTTCTATAGAACTAAATGGTAATTGAGACGGTGAAGTTATGGGAGCTTCTTTTACAGAACAACATCCACCACCACACTCACAACCATCTTCTTTTATTAAATCTTTTAGTTTAATCATTTGTTTCTCTTTAATGCCGCTAATACTTGATAAATTGTAAAATTATCTTTTTCAAGATAGTGTTTATCCTCAGGATTCTTGATAATTTTTTTTATTTTATTAATCTGAGATGGTTTTAATTTTACTTTTTTCTGTTTTTTTAATATATTTTCTGGTGATGTACCGCCACCCTTATAAAAGTCTTGTTTTAAATCAAAATCAACAA